CCGGTATCTATACAATACTGAGCAATTGACATAAAAATATTTACAAAAGTAATAGATTTAATCAGCGTTATACTAAATAATATTATAATGAGCAAAATAAAGAACTTATCCGACCTTGGAAGCCTATATAGTGAAGTTGTTGAGGCAGCTTCAAAAAGGCCTTTAATTGAGGGTGGAAATAAACAGCCTGATATTTTAAATACAGATGCATCCATGTACCTTCCTGAGTCAAAAGAATGGCATACTAAGGGTGAAGAACCTAAAGCAGGAGAAGGTTTCGGTAAGAAAGAAGAAAAGCTTGCCAAAGGAACAGGCCCTGAAGCAGCAGGTGGTTTTAAGAAGAACGAAGCTAAGGATAAGCAAGATGCTGTTGAGGAAACAGATATGGAGAAAGAAGAAACAGAAGCAGCTAAGAAGAATGAAGAAAAAGAAAAAGTTGAAGAAAATGTAGATTCTGCTTTCAAAACTCCTAAATATAAGAAACAAACTTTTACTATGCCTAAATCAAAATTCCAACAAATATACGAGGACGCAATGCAAAAAGGTCCTTTTGTTAACGAAGAAGAAATGACTCCTATTGAGCCAGCAGCTGATGATACAGCTGAAATCGGTGCTGAACCAGAAATGGGCGGCGAAGAAGAAGCATGCTGCACTCATGAAGAAGCAATTGAAATGGTTGAAAAACTTTTAAAGTTCCTTAAAAAGGACACAGCTTATGACAAAGAACACGGTGATTTAGGTGACGAAGATCAAGCTTTCACAGGTGGCGGTGAAGAAGAAGAAACAGCTCCAATGGAAGAAGCAGTAGAAGCTGAAGATCTTGGACACCCAGGACCTGGTCATGGTGCTAAATCAGAAGAACTTAAAGACGGCCACAAAATCCATAAAGTCGGTTCACTAAAAGCAAAGGGAAAAGCTTCCTTTGAAGGTGGTCCTGCTGGACAAGATGGCGCTGTTAAAAAGCAATCAGATTCTGCACACCTTAAAGACGGTCACAAGATTCACACAGCTGGTGACTTAAAGGTTGACAAGGGTCAAAGCAACGCTTTTGAGCAATAAAACTTAGGCATAGACACTTCAAAAGCCCTTAGCAATAAGGGCTTTTTTTATGGACGTTGATAAGGGTTATTAGACGGAAAACGAAAACGATTGTCTACCATACCTGCAGCTGGGCTACCATGAGGTAGTCTCCAACCTTGAGCAAATAGTTCGTTTAATTCAGCCTGTTTTTCCATAGGGCCGGTTTCTAATGCTCTGAGTTGTGGATCGTTAAATGCACTTTTGTTCATTTGACCAGGCATTAGCACAGGGTTCTTTGGTGTAAAATTATCAAGCGAGTTACCACTTCTGTTATATATTTCAGAAGGTTTCGGGAAGCTTACTACAAATGGGTCCCAGTTATTTGGTAACATCTTTAACGGTTTACCATTAGCGTCTTGTTGGGTTACTTCATAGAACTGCTCTACAACTTTAGGGTCTAATATAAACATAGACCATATTAAAGCTTCTACTCTATCATCCAAGTACTTGTCTGATTGTTTTTTCCATACACCATTATCCTGACGTATATAAGTTTTAAACTCTTCAATAGTCTGTTTATCATATATCTTAACACAACGTAATACATTCATCCAGTACCTAAAGTTAGCCATTGAGTTGAACTTACTATTGGTATGAGAGTAAACACCTAATCGGTTATCTTTTTCTACTTTATCAGTGAAGGAACCCATACTTGGAGTGTACTTCACTATATTAGGATATTGATGGGTATTAACTAAAGCATCTACAACCTGTGCACCGCAATTATTACGTTCTACTAATAGCGGCGGGTTGCCCCACTGACCGGCTATTTCTACGAGCTTCCCAGTAAAATTGTACGGGTCTAATTTGTTGTTAGCGTATGTAGCTACTTGTTCTATGTTAGTTAAATCTGTAACGTCCACTACTTGAATAACTGAATTAGCTCTACCAATACCCTCCCCAACGTCAACCCCTATACTATAGAAATGACCATCCATATGGTCTTTGTATATTTTAAAGTTTCTATCGTCATCTTCAAACACCGGTTCTGGAGCATTTGCAGTTAATTCATCTAATTGATCTTTATCAAATAAATTTTCACCAGCAGCTCTAAATTCATTACCGTATTCTTGATTAAATGCTTCCACCGAACCTAATGCCCTGGCAGTCATTTCTTTCCATTGTTCATCTCTACCGGGTACCTCCCACCAGTCTACCCTCTCACTGTGCCAACCGTTTTTGTTTGCTACAGCATCATTATATGTATTAAAGAAAAGATTACCTACACCATTAGGTGTTGATAACATAAAAATTTTAGACTTTTTAGACGAGGAAATAACTGGAAATACAGATTCCCAAAAGTCGTCCATAAACTCAGGCGGAATAAATGCAGCTTCGTCAATTAAAAGACAATTGATAGATTCACCTCTGGCAGCATCAGATGTGGTGGTACTAATGCCAATAGAGCTACCATTAGCCAGTACTAAACCTGTTTTAGCGTACTCTATTACACCAGGCTTCATATAATTAGGTAACATTTCATATGCTAACCTAATACGTTTAAAAATGTTAATAGCTGTACCTTCTTTATTAGCAATTAGTAGTACTCTATAGTCATCTTGAAAACAGACCATCCACAATGCAAATATAGTTAAGATGGTTGTATTGTGGGTAGGTATATATTGCTTACCACAAAGATATAAGCTATCCGAGCTATCAACAGTTATACAGCGTACCGGAACTGAGTCTACCTTTTCTATATTTTTAATATAATGCCATTGAGATCTAAATTTAGATTGCACTTCAAATGGCTTTATATTTAATCTATTACGTTTAAACGATAACCTACAAATATACTCAATGGGTGTAAATGTAATACAAGCCGCTGGTTCACATTCAACACCATAAAGCTTTGGTATATATTCTTTATATGTGACCTTATAACCCAAGCTTTCAGTTAGCTCTTTCACTTGTTTAGCTAAAGGTATATTAGTATTGTAAAATTGACAAACACCACCTTTATTAATATAACCATCGCTATCTATTAATCCCTGTAAGAGGTGTAGTCTTTGCTCTCTGCTTGCTAACATATATTCTACAGGTATATGTTTATTATTTCTTAAATTATTAGATGTTAATAATGACAGTAGACCTTTTGTTTGTACATTTTCATTTACCGATATTCTCAACGTATATACGTCTGTATTATATTCTTTTAATGTTAGTTTATCAAACTGAGTTTGCTGGTTTTTTAATATATCAATTATTTCAGTTATATCTCTTTTACCTACTGTAATTGAATTAACATCACTTGCTCCATCTCCGAGCCATAACCCGAGCACATATGGATCTATAGGTAAGTTTTTTTTAATTCCTTCTATACCGTTAATATTTGTTGGTATTCTATGGTTAGGTTCTTCACCATATGTTTCTAAAGTATCAAATAGTTGTTTTGTTGTTTTTACTGAACCCTTACTATTTCTTTCTTTTCTACTTTGTGTAAACCATAAATGTTCAGCATCAGCTATTATATTTTCTCCGTTATCAAAAGTAACCTTATAGCAATCTCTATTATATAATATATCATGTGCTTGAGTAACATTACACGCGTTACCATCTGAACCGTAAACTTTATCACCGGTCTTTAATTCTCCCATTGTAGTCCAGCCGTTAGGTGTGGGTATTGGTGTGTCTAACGCTAATGCTTTACCAATCTGTCTACTTGCTAATACAACGTTAAATCTATTCTCTACCAACGCTTTAAGAATACGTTTTTGATACGGATAAAGCTTAATCGGTTGCTTACCTTCATCAAGATTAACAATATAAAAGAAACGAGAAAAATGTAATATAGACTTGCGTGCGCGCTCCAAGTCTTCCACCATTTCTGGTGTCCATTCAAAGTTAGTTTCCGGAACAGGTAAGTTTTTATTACCTAAGTAAAATGATACCTGATCTTTTTTAGCTTTTGGCATTGTACATACTTACTATGGATATTCCAAATTATACACATAAATCATAGTGATGAGTAATATAATTCTTACTGACAACAAGTTCAATCCAGATAATGTTTGGACGTTACCGTTAAAGGGCTATATGGAAATGCCCACAGCTGGTGGGTTGCCTGTATATCCTGGCCCAGAGTTTTTAGAGCTGTTTGATCAAGAAGGCTACGTGATGACCGATCTTGAAGTTATATTTGCAGAAGAACACAGTTCTGCTATACATGTTCATTACACTCACCAAAACTGTATTAAAGCACCATGGTTTAAGCAAAAAGATATTGTTTATGAAGGCGCGAACTTAAATCACAGTTTATTGTTCCACCGCAAAGGGTTTACTGGAGCTGCTTTAGAACAGATTAAGCTTTGGTCCCAATGGAACACTCAATTATATAAACTTATTAAACTAAAACCGAAATGGGGATTAGACTTTTCTGTGGACTATACAGATAAAGAAGGAAATTGTATTGAAACCATACATTATGAACATGATGAGTTTAGTTATGATGCTATTGAAGCAAGACGTCAATTAGTAGAACCTATATTTGCGAATACAGATTGGAATGATTTTTCTAAGCAAATATTAAAACGTAAAGACGAATGGATTAATTTAGATTTATTTGCGCAAGGAGACTGGAAATGTGCATATTTAGGTATTCCTACAGATAGTCAAAAAATAATATCCTGGGCAGATTAAAGTTTCAAACAGACTGGTATTATGTAAATAATTGTATAACATGTTACCGTCTGCAAATAAGCTTACTTTTGAATACCACGATAAACTCAATCCAGAGATATGGGAGCATGGTAAGCTTAAGCCTGAAATAAAAAATAAGCTTTTGGAAGTAGCACAAGCGTTTTTAGAATCAATAGATTTAGATATTGATGTAGAGGATATACTCTTTACTGGTTCTTTAGCCAACTACAACTATACACCTTTTAGTGATATAGATTTGCATATATTAACAGACTTTAAAGAGTATAAAGTGGAACAAGATCTACTTAAGGACTATCTCAAAGCTAAAAAAACGGTATGGAACAGTGCTCATAACATACAAATTAAAGGTTATGATGTGGAAGCGTATGTACAGGATAAAAACGAAAAACATTACGCTACAGGAATTTATTCTATTAAAAATGATGCTTGGTTGGTGGCACCGAGCAAGGCTAAACCTATTAACCAAGAAGAGGTGTTAGCAAAAGTAAAGTCAATGAAAGATGCTATTGATCATGCTTTAAGCGATAAATGCGATTTAGAGTGTGCAGAGAATATAAAAGAAAAAATAATGAAAACAAGACAAGCCGGGCTTGAAAAAGCTGGTGAATTCTCTGTAGAAAACTTAGCTTATAAAGAATTGAGACGTTCTGGTGATTTAGAAAGACTGATACAGGGAGTATTAACCAAAAAAGACAATGAACTCTCTATAAAGAACGAAACATTTAAAATGTATACCAATATGTTTGGTATTGAAACTGGTGGTAAAGGAAGTAGAGGTCGTAGGGATCATGGTTTAACAGCTGGTGCTTCAAAATTAACTAAAAGTGATACAAAATCTGTAAGTCTTGTAGCCGCTACTCATAGAGAGATGGAAACCCCGTTTCACGAAATTGAAAATCTTAAAAAGAAAGAAAAGGGTAAAACCTATCTCATACCACAAACTGCAAGCGCGATTGCACGGTTTTATAATATGAATTTTGATAAAGTTTTAACTGAACCACGTGGTTTGAGTACTTCTGGTATTGTGCTTGGGTACGACTCCTCTGTAAACAAATATTATTTGCAAAAAGGTAAAAAATAATGAGCGATCAACTACAACAAGCAGTTCTTAATAAAAGTAGGAAAGATAAATTTCGGTTAATACTATCTTTACCGGATGCTCTTAAAAGTATCAATCAACCTACCGCAGAAGTTAGAGGCGATAATAATTTAAGCTTAGATACTTTACAATATTCAGTTTACGGTACAGTTGTACCAGCTACCACTATTAATGCGATGAATTTACCGTTTGCGGGTCAAACATTAAACTTAACATCTGGTAGCAGGGAAAAATATCAAGATATTACTGTTAATTTTACTGTTGATAACGGATTCAATAACTGGTGGGTATTGTGGAAGTGGTTGGATTATATAAACGGGTCGCAAAATAGCTTATTTGATCCTAATAACTTGACTACTTTACCTACTTCCCCGGCTGGTTACGGAAGCTTGACAAATCTACAGCCCTATCAGACCACAATAGCGGTGTACGGGTTGGATGAATACAACAATAATAAAATCCGTTGGACGTATAGCAAAGCGTTTATTACTAATTTAACAGGAATAACTTATAGTTATAGAGATGCTGATCAGTTAGAGTCTTCTTTTACGTTTTCATTTAGTCAGTTAAATGCAGAATTACTTTAATTTGTTGAGGTTTCATTCCGAAAAAGCCTAAATAATAATATAATACTACTATGGCTACCCTACGTCAAATACAATCCCCAGGAGTACAAATCAACGAAATTGACCTTTCTCAAACAGCAACAGTACCAAACGGCACAAATATATTTGTAACCGGATTTGCTGCGCAGGGTCCGTCTTCTGAGATTATAAATCTTACTACTAATTCAGACTTTTTAAATATTTTCGGTGCACCAACAAATGCAGCTGAACGTTATTTTTATTATACAGTTAATCAATTATTTACAGGCGGTACAAATGCACAAGTAAGCGTAGCACGTTTACCATACGGACCTGATTTAGGAGACGGTTATAATTCAGACAAATATAGCGCATTAGTATTCCCAGTATTACCTGTTTCAGCAGGCGATACCCCATCTCATGCAGCAGGTTCTTCGTCAATTATAGCTCTTTCATCAGCACAGACATATTACTTTGCGCAACCAACACTTGTTGATCTTTCTTTAGCAGATTATAATAATATTAAACAAGGCACTATTAATTGGTCAGCCTTTGGTGGTGGTAACGGTTTATCATATAATCCTATTGCAGGTTATTCGTCTCTATCTGCTAACAGTATTGGTATGATTGTCTTAAACGAAGCTAAGACAACTATTAACGAAAAGTTTGAAGGTCTTTATTTAAACTTAGCAGATAATCGTAACATTAACCCAAGCACACCTTATACAGCAGTATTAAGTGCAGTTAGTATTACACAGGACAACCAATACAACACGACTTACCAACAGATACCTAATAGTCGTTTAACATTCGCATTAAGTGCAAATGCAACGGACAACTTCTCAAGCTTATCTCGCGATATTGAAAACATTCCTCAATACACAATTACATTAGCTTCTTCAGCTTATAACGATATGGCAGTGTTGTCGTTGTTTAAGGTAAGAACAACTCCATTTGCTCCAAACCCATTACAACTATCTTATAGCTTAGTTGAAGGTTATGCAACATCGTTCTATGCTAACCGCACAATACAAGATATTAACGGTGGTGCTCCACAAAACGACTTCATACAGAACGTTATTGACTCAAAGTCAAGCAACTTAACAGTATTAGTTAACCCTAACATTTCAAACAACGTAGCTTGGTTAGATGCTAACGGTAATGCAACAAAGTCAATTAGAGTACTTGGTGCAGGAGATGTAACTAATACAACTATTGCAGGTGGCTTTAGAGAAGCAGATGTTCTTTATCCATTAGGTGTATATTCACAATCTCTTGACACAACTAATGTAAAGCTTATCGGTAACGGTGCTGCTAAATTAGCAAATGTTTTAGATACAGCTTCAAATGCTGATCTATACGATATTGACGTTGTAATTGACGGCGGTGTTTCAACTGTTATTGCAGTTGCAGCGCTTTCAAGCTTAAGTGCAGCTACATTTGACGATACAGCATACAATGCAGACATTGACAATGCTCTAATTGCTTTAACAAATACTCAAGGCACATATCAGCCTGGTAGTACTAATGTAGATCCAGTCGGTACATGGCAAGCAATTACACAACAGTTCGTACAGTTTACAACGAATGTTCGTAAAGATTGTATCTTTATTTCTGATCCGTTACGTCACATTTTTGTACAAGGTGCAAACTTTAAGACATTAAACGACAAAACATTAAACTTCTCAAACAACATTTACTGGCCACTACGCAATTCGTATCAAGGCTATAACACAAGTTATGTAGCTACATACGGCAATTGGGCATCAGTATTAGATCAGTTTAGTTCACAAAATGTTTGGATACCGTTCTCTGGTTTTGCAGCAGCAGTTTATACGAATAACGATGCTATTGCTTATCCATGGGGTGCTCCGGCAGGGTTTAATCGTGGTGCAGTAACCGGTTTAATTGACATCGCAATTAATCCACAACAGAAACAACGCGATC